TTCCGCGAGACATCCGCAATTGCCGTTGCAGGCGTGGATTGTCAGCAGGTGTTCGCACTTGCCGACGGTTCACGCCTGATGTGTTATCTGGTGGTCGTCGGCCAAAACGGAGACGACAATTATGGATTTGCAAAAGCTGGCTGATCAGGCCCGCGAATTGCGTTCGGCCAAACTGGCTGAAGCGGAGGGGGTGTTGCTGGCGGCGGCGACCGGTGGCGAGGGCGGGAAGTCTCGGCCCCTCACGGACGACGAGACCCGCAAGTATGAGGGGTTGCTGGAGGAGGCGTCCAAGGCTGGCACGGACGAAGCCCGGTTCTCGAAGCTCATCGCCGAGAAGGCGGCGCTTGCGGCCAGCGAGGGGCGGCGAAGTGCTCCCACTCCTGCCCCTGGGATTGTGGCCCCTGCTCCCAAGCCGGAGATCCGGACGCTGCGGCGTGTCGGGGCGCTGCGGTCTTTCCGGGGACCGGACGCGCAGGACAAAGCATACGCTGCCGGGCAATGGTGTCTGGCGATCCTCGGCGGGGATCAGCGTGCGGCCCAGTGGTGTGCCGATAACGGGATCGAGACCCGAGCGCTTCAGACCACGAGCAACAATCTCGGCGGGTTTTTGGTCCCCGAGCAGATGGAGACCGCGATCATCGATCTGCGGGAAGAGCGCGGGGTTGCCCGTCGTGTGCTGCGGATTCGTCCAATGGCCTCCGATACCCTCATTGTCCCGCGTCGGCAGTCAGGAGTCACCGCGTATTTTGTCAGCGAGAATGCCGAGATCACGGCCAGTGACAAGGGCTGGGATACGGTCAGTCTGATTGCCCGCAAGCTGGCTGTCTTGACCAAGTATTCCAGCGAGCTGAATGAAGACTCGGTCATTTCGATTGCCGACGATCTGGCGCAGGAAATCGCCTACGCCTTTGCGGACAAAGAGGATGAATGCCTCTTCAACGGCGACGGCACCAGCACTTACGGCGGGATCGTAGGCCTGAAGAACGCTCTCGGCGACGGCAGCGAAGTCACTGCCATCACCGGCAACACCGCGTTTGCAACCCTCGACCTCGAAGACTTTGAAGCGATGGTTGGCAAGCTGCCTCAGTTCGCTGTCAACGGGGCGCGGTGGTACATCAGCCGCGTGGGTTGGGCGAACTCGATGCTGCGGCTGGCGGAGGCGGCTGGCGGTAACACCGTGGCCCAGATCGCTGGCGGTGCCCCCCTGCAGTTCCTCGGGTTCCCCGTGGAGATCGTGCAAGTGATGAACTCCACGACCACTGCCCAGACGTCAACAGATGGAATTGCCTACCTCGGCAATCTCGATCTGGCGGCCTCGATGGGTTCGCGGCGTGGCATCTCGATTGCCGTGGATGGAAGCCGGTACTTCGAGTTCGATCAACTCGCGATCCGTGGCACTGAGCGTTTCGATATTAACGTGCATGAAAAAGGAACGTCCTCGGTGGCCGGTCCGGTGATCATGCTGAAGACCCCCGGTTCGTAAGGAGCCTGATTCATGATTCATGCACAGAATACTAAGTGGGTGTCAGTCACTCCCCCGGCTGCCATCGTTGACAATGCCAGCCTGACCACGGCGAGCATCGACACGCTGGGTTACGAATATCTGGAAGTGTTCGTTTACCTTGGCGCCACCGACATTGCGATGACTGCCCTGAAGCTCCAGGAGTCGGACACCGACGGCAGCTACGCGGATGTTACCGGCCTAGTCTACGGCACGTCGGTCAGTATCGCGGGCACCACTGCGGCCCTGCCGATTGCCACCGACGATAACAAGTGCTTTAAGTTTGAAGTGGATCTGCGGGGACGCAAGCGTTACTTCGATCTTGTCGCCACGTGTGGTGATGGGGCTGCCGGAACCTTTGCGGCCGCGTTCGCGTTGCTGTCGCGGGCGACGGACACCCCGGTCACTGCGGCCGAGCGTGGGTTCGGAAACATCGTGAGGCTGCCCGCCTAATGCGCGTGGAACTCCTCACAACTTGGAAGGGATTCCGGGCGGGTAAGACAATCGATCCGCCTGATGGGGTGGCCAACCTACTCATCAGGCGGAGGATTGCCAAGCCCGCGTTGGAACAGATCGAACAGACTACGGCTGTCCCGCATTACGAGCGGGCGGTCCGTCGTCAGAACAGAGGGCGATAAGCCATGCCGTGGGACCGTGCGAGGCCGTTGGAGTCGATGCAGGGCGTGCGATCGTCCTTGCGCGTGAGCGTCCAACCAACGGTCGAGCCGGTCAGCGTGGCAGAGCTTAAGGAACACGCCCGCATTGACCACGGACACGAAGACGAGCGATTGGCGGGGCTGATTAAGACGGCCCGCATGATGGTCGAGAAAGACACGCGGCGCAAACTCTGCACGCAGACCGTGGTCCTCAATCTCGACTACCTGCCGACGTACATTGTCCCGGAGGTGCTGCCCATCCAGAGCATCACGTCGATTCAGTATTACGACGCGAACAACACGCTGCAGACGCTGGCCTCGGCGACCTACGAGGCGGATCTGTACGCGGAGCCGATCTTGATTCGGCCCGCATTCGGGCAGACATGGCCCACGACATACGAACGGTTCAATGCTGTCGCGGTCACCATGCAGGCAGGATACGGCGCTGCCTCGGCCGTACCGGACGACGCGAAGCAAGCGATCCTCCTTTTGGCCAGTCACTGGATTGAGAACCGCGAAGCTGTTCTGTCCGGCACAATCTCGAAGGAAATCGAACTCTCTTACACCGCCCTCACTGATCGGCTGAAGTGGGGGAACTACGCATGAGGGCGGGGAAACTATCGAAGCGTGTCGAGGTGCAACGGCTATCGGCCTCGGTCAACAGCGCTGGCCAGATCGACGAGACGACGGCCGGGAACTGGGTCACCTTCGCTGTGCGGTGGTGCGAGGTGGCCACCCGTGGGAGTCGCGAATTCTTTCGCGGTGTCGAAGTGGCAGCAGACATCACGCATCAAATCACGATGAGATCAGACCCGCAGAGCAAGGCATTCACGGTCAAGCAACGGCTGAAGATGGGAGATCGGCTGTTCAACATCAGCGGCCCGCCTCTGGACGTGGACGAGGGCGACGAGATGGTGCGGTTTCCTGCCGTGGAGGTGGCGCAGGATGGCTGAGCCGACACGAGCCCAGAAGATCGCTGGACGCAAAGCGAATGCAGTCCGGACACTTGTCAGTCTTAAGGCGGCAACATTTAGGCTGACTGGTGATAAGGAGCTGCTGAAGACGCTAAACGGCGTTCGTGGCTCGATTGCCAGAGCAGCCATGAAGACGGCACTTACAAAAGCTGCAAGAGTGCTGGCCAAGGAAATGAAGAACTCGGTGCCGGTGCAATACAAAGCGGCCAAGGTTCTGTTTTCGTCTGTCATGAAGAAGGAAGAAAAAACACAATTGCTCGAAGCCAAAGCTGGGGCTGGGGTTGGTGGCGGATACAAGAAACGAGCCAAGAGAACAAAAGGAACGCAAAAGAAAGGTGTAGGGCTAAGCGGAAAGAACATCCACTGGTTTGTGTTGGGCACGAAGTCGCGGAGAGTCGGGCGGACGCAGATGTATCGCGGCGGGAAGCTGGTTGAGGTGACGAACTGGCCTACTGGGTCAATGCCGTCGATCCTCGGAAGGGTAGTCAAGCAAGGGTTTGCAGCAGGTCAATCTAAGGCGGCTGCAGTGATCCGGGACGAGATCCGGGCCAAGTTGGCACAGGTGAAACCCAGTGGCAATTGAAATCGGGCTCCGCACGCTGCTACTCGCGCAGTCGACAATCACGACGCTAGCCCCGTCGCAGACTGTAGGCGGTGTGGTGTTTGACGCGATCTTTCTTGACAACCCGGCGGAGGGCGTGAAGCCCCCTTACGTGATCATCACGCAGACCGGCCACGACCCATACAAGAGGCTCGACGGAACGGGCGGGACACTGCGAAAGACAGAGATCGACATCGACTGTTACGCAAGCAACCGGCCTGCATCGATTGCGTTGGCTGCTGCCGTTGAAACGTTTCTACGCGACTACGTGGGGGCAGCGGGTGTCAGCGACACGATCAACGCAGTCCTCTGGGAAAATGCACGGGATGACGTGATTCTGACCGGTGATGGGAGAGACCAACGGCATTACGTGAGAAGTCTTCAGTTCTCGATTCAGCACACTTAGGAGGTGTGAACAATGGCGATTGTGAAGAGCAAGGGGACGAAACTGCAGCACACTGTTTCGGCGAGTCTGGTGGACATCGCGCAGATCCTCAGCATCGAGCACAGCGGGAGCGGGTCGGAAACGTTCGAGAGTACGACCCTCGATGGTGGCGTTTACAAGACGTTCGCCCCGACCGGCTACAGCAATCCCGGCCAGGTGTCGGCCGAGATCTTCTACGACCCCGCGCTGGTCGGTCATCAGGCCATTACCGATCTGATCGCTACACCGGCCACCAACGCCATGAAGCTGATCTACGCTGACACGGCTGCGACGAACCAGTCGTTTACCTCGGCTGGCGTCGAGTTCGGCAATACCGTCGCGATGGACGACGGGCTGAAGGGGAGCATTACCTACACGGTCACCG